CTACTCCCCCTCGTCTAGCTGCTCTTGGCTGATGGCCAGCAACATCCCTTTGATTGCCGTTCTGAGTTGCCGCTTCTTGTCGTCCGGCAGCTTGTCGGCGGCGTTGAATAGCGCTCTGAGGTCTTCCGATATTGAGCGCTGCTGGGCTTCCATCATCAGTTCGTCGGTGGATATTCCTAGCGCCTGGGCAAGGGGTGCGACGTTTTCCGATCTAGGGTGGTGTCTTCCACCCTCCCAGCCCTTGTAGGCCTCGATAGATACCCCCACAAGCTCGGCCACTTCTCGTTGCGTCAACCCCCTGTTCTTTCTGGCGGTCCTCAAGGTCTGTGGGATGTTCATGTCGTCTCGCAGAGTGCTGTCTGTGGTGTCGTTCAATCGTATGTCCTTGTTTTTTCAGAAGGTGTAATGAGTTGCACCTTTGGGGGTGGCATCGTCGTCTATTGAGGTGTAACGTATTACACCTAAATGGGGTAATCGTTTTACTTGACGGGTTTCTAGCATGATCGACTGGATCGCGGCCATGATCGAACTGCACCACGCGCCTTTGAGCAGTGGGGCGGTGGTCTGTATCGAGGCTGACGGCACGGTTGCTTGGGAAACCCCGCGCAAGATGCTGGTCCGTGGTTCCCATGACTCGACGATCCATATCCGGAGCGTAGGAGGGGACGGGCAGGGCAACGCGACTCATCTGTACATCGACGGCAACCCAAGCAAGTGGTTGCAAGGACATAACCTTGTTGGTTCCTGTGATCTCGTTGCCCTCGTCTGGGATGCTTTTCAACGCCTCTGCGCCCTGGTGGGCCTTGAGCCGACTGACTTTGAGCGTCAGAAGGTCAGGGCAGGGCAGTACCGCGTCACTCGCGTCGATTACAACCGAATGTTCGAACTTCCAAGCCGGGCCGATGTTCGAGCCTGGCTGCGTGCGGGCGAGTTCAAATGTAAGTCTCGTCATGGTCGTCCGGTAAACAATCGCGGGACTCTAACTTTCGGCAAAGGCTCAAGTCATTGGTCGATTGTTTGTTATTGCAAGGCCGATGAAATAACTTCCGGTGGTTCGCATAAGTTGCCAGAAGAGTTCCACCAGTACCCTGAAATCTATCAGTGGATAGATAACAAGCTCCGCGTTGAACTTCGGTTGCGCTCAAAGAAACTCAAGGCGCTGAACCTTGAATATGCCTCTCAACTCACCCCCACGGTTCTTTGGAAGCTCTACCGTGACTTCATTGGGGAACTGGATATGTCAGAGCAAATAGAACTCAAGTCCGATGAGGTGATGAACCTCCCGAACTGGCTTCGTGGCACGTATATGCTTTGGAAGCAAGGTCATGATCTGCGCGATAGTTTGTCCAAGGCTACTTATTATCGTCACCGCACTGAGCTTCTTGCGCTTGGGATTGACATAAATATCCGCTGTGATCGCCGCGACGATAGCAATGTTGTGCCGATGATTCGGATTCTTGAGGCTAAGCCTGCGGCCATTCCGAACTTCTTCTTTGAAAGGGGGCTGATTCATAAGTCGGCCCGTCAGGTGGCTGTATGAAGTCTGGCTTCGACTTTTATTTCGGCGGTCGAGTTAGCTCCCGCCAGGAAATGCAACAGCGCCTGCGCAATCTCCGAACTGAGGGCAGCGTTATGGATGATCTGGAGAAAGTTCTTTCGTCCAGGACTCCGGCTGAACAAGTCCAGGCTGCTGAGGATTTCAATAAGGCGAATCGTTCTAAGTTGATCAGTAACAAGAAAGGCACTCTTTATTTGGGGGATGTATTCGAATGAGTGAATCCCAGCTCCAGAAACTTCGCTCCGAAGTAGAACGGGTCATAAGCGCCCAGCTTTGGAGTGAAAGTTACGGCAAAGTTCAGGCTGTCACGAATTCTGTAATGTCTATCTTTGCCGATACGCTCACTACTAAACCGACAGCCGGAGAAACCAACAATGGCTAATGCACTGACTATCCGTATTGAAACCACTGGCGTTGTTCGCTCGGGTAATTCCAAAGCTGGCAATGAGTATCATATGTGTGAAGCCTTCGGGCATTTGCCGGGTATTCCTTATCCGCAGCGCTTCGAATATTACGCGGCTAAGCAGAATGAAATTCTGCCTGCTGGTCATTATGAGTGCGACATTACTTGCCGCGTGAAAGATGACCGACTGTGGTTCGAAGTTGATCCGCGCCAAGCTCGCCGCGTTGCGTCTCCGGCTGCCGCAAAGGCGCCTGTTCAAGCCGCTAGCTGATAGGGGGCCGCCATGCTGCGTTATCTCTCGATGTTCGCTGTAGGCCTCGCCACGGGCTATCTGTGGGGCTGGACCGACACCATGGCGGCTTTCCTGTGATTTCCGCCCTGTCCTGCGATGGCGAAATCTCGATTGCGCCGGATGGGGCGCCCCTGTGTTCGGGCATGTGGGTCTTGATCCAGGTGCCGGAGCAGTTCGACCCGTCGATGTTGGACACCCAGGCACTCGCCCAGGCGTTCTCGGTTGGGTTCGGTCTTGTCGCGACGGTCCTTGTCGGCGCCCTGGGCGTCAAGGCCGTACTCGACTTCATTAAAAGAGCTTAAGGAGTAAGTACATGGAAAACCTGAAAAAACTGTTCATTCGTGGTGGTTCCGCTGTTGCTGTAGGCGCTGCCCTGGTCGTCTCGCAATCCGCCTCGGCTGCCGGCTGGGACTACAGCTCGCTGACCTCCGATGTCGACTTCTCGACCATCGCCACCGGCGTCCTTGCCGTCGCTGCGCTGCTGGCCGCTGTGTATGCCGGTATCAAGGGCGCTCGCGTGGTCCTGGGCTTCCTGCGGAGCTGATCGAGGAGGGCGGTTCGATGGGGCGGCTTCGGTCGCCCCTTTTTGTTTCTGGCAGGGGAGTTTGATCGATGGCGGATTTATATGAGTTCGCGTTCTTTGTTATTGGCGCTGCGTGTTCCTGGGCGATCTTTTCGAGGTGGTGAGTATGTTTGGGCGTAGGATTATTCCGACGTTGTTATTATTTGCGTGCATGGCCTCTGGTGCGAGCGCGGCGGATTATTATTGGATGATTCAGAGCCTTCCGGATCATTTCCCGTCTGCTCGTGCGGCATGTTCTGCATGGGCGTCAAAGACTGGCACACCTGGGGAGTTTACGTTTACTGGTGGGATGGTGGCTAGGGATGCGACTTCTTTCTGGTGCGAGTTCACGAACAATAAAACCGGTAAGACTGCTGCTGGGTATGGTCCTGCGGTGCGCTATGGGGACTCTTGTCCAGAAGGTACGGAATATGATTCTGCTGAGGGTGTATGTAAAACTCCGCCGAAAGAGTGCGAGGCCGGGCAAACAGATTTATTTGCAAGTGCGCCGTCTCCAGTTGTCCAGATTAGCGGCCGCAATCAAGTTCTAAGCACTCCGCCGACTGGTTGTAAGGGTGGCTGTGCGTATACGGCATCAAGTTCGAAGACGCGCAGTTGTTTCTTTGTTCCAGGGTCGCAAACGGACGGTTTCTGTAACTATCTGCTGACGTCTGACGGTAATTCGTGCGCGGCTGATTCGGGTAATCCTGGGGCGGTCGGTCCGCCGTTGAATCCGACCCCGCCTACGGACCCCGATGAGCCGCCATCCGACCCCAAGGACCCCGGTTGTCCGACCGGCTACAGCTGGTCCGGAACGACGTGCGTGAAGTCTGACGGTTCAGGTGGTCCGGGCGGTGATGGCGGTACGGGTGGCGGTGGTGATGGTGGCGGCGACGGTGGCACTGGCGGGGGTGGTGATGGTGGCGGTGACGGTGGAACCGGTGGTGGTGGCGATGGTGGCGGCACGCCCGGTACTGGCGGTGATGGTGGCGGTACGGGTGGTGGCGACGGCTCAGGGGAGGGCGGTGGTACCGGTGGCGGGACGGGCCTGCAAGGTGGCTGTAAGGACGATAGCTGCGCGTTCGTGAAGAACAACCCGTTCGGCAAGGACAAGGTTCCGGGCTTTGACGAGTCGCTGCAAAAGGCTTGGACGGACATCAAGAATGCGCCGATTGGTCAGGCGCTGGCCAAGATCACGTTCCCGACCGGGGGAAGTTGTCCGGTTCAGAGTGTTGAACTGTTCGGCAAGAGCGTGATGTTTGACTCGCACTGCGACTTGTGGGCGCAGATTGAACCGATTTTGAAAGCGGTATTCCTGGCGTTTTGGGCGCTGCTGTCTGTGCGCGTGTTCTTGTCGGCTTGAGGTGATATATGGACGGTATTCTTAGTGCGATCAAACAGCTTATTCAGACTGCGACCGACTTCTTTCAGCGGGCACTTAAAGCCATCGAGGATTTCTTTAAGTGGGCGCAAGATGCGTTCGATTATTTCTGGGAGTTGCTTCCTGTTCTGCCGGAGTATGTGTTTCACAGGCTCGTATCCGGCATTGTGAAATTCTTTCAGTGGCTGCCGGTGCCGGATTTTTTCACCCAGGCCGGTAATGCGTTCCAGGCGATACCTCCGTCTGTGGTGTATTTCGCCAATGCGTTTCAGATTGGCCCTGGCGTGACAATGGTCCTGGGCGCGTATCTGCTGCGATTCATTCTCCGGCGTATCCCGATTATTGGCTGAGGTGATGTATGGCGATTGATGCATATGTGGGCAAGCCTGGGCACGGCAAAAGTTACGGCGTTGTCGAGCACGTGATTATTCCGTCGCTGAAACAGGACCGGCATGTTGTGACGAATATCCCGCTCGAAGTCGATATGTTGCTGATGGACTTCGGCGGAACTATTGAACAACTGCCGGAAGACTGGTTTGAGCGTGAAGACTTGGCCGACTTTGCGCCGCCTGGTTCGGTCCTGGTGCTGGACGAACTCTGGCGGCGCTGGCCGAAAGGCCAGAAGACCAACGATGCGCCGATGGCCGACAAGAAACTGTTGGCCGAGCATCGACACCGCGTAGACAAGAAAAACCGCTCGATGCGCGTTGTGATGGTGACCCAGGATCTCGACCAGCTCGCAAGCTGGGCGACGCTGCTGGTCGAAACCACGTACAGGATGGTCAAGAAATCGAAGACCATGTTCCGGGTCGATATCTACAACGGCGTGGCTAAAGGCGACAGTCCGCCGAAGTCGAAGCTGCTGCGCAGCACCGCCGGGCGTTTTAAGCCGGACGTCTATCGTTACTACAAGTCCGCTACGCAGTCCGAGACGGGCGCTGTGGGCGATGAATCCAAAGCCGATACGCGGGGCTCGTTCTGGCGATCCTGGGGCTTCTGGGGGCTGGTTGGGCTGATCGTGGTCTGTTTGTCGGTCGGCATTCCCGGCGTCGTCCGGTTCTTCACGCCACCGCAGCCCAAGCAAGCGTCAGCGCCGACTCCCTCGGCTAAGGTCGTTGAACAGGCGCAGCCGGTGGCGGCTCCTGCGGGGCGTGCGATGCAAGCGGTCTACGGCACGTCGTCGAATGGACCTGTGCTGTCAGCGATCTGGCGGATCGCCGGCTATGTGCATGCGGGCCTGGGAAAGGCTGAGGCGTGGCCGTCCAAGGATGGCTACAACGCGGAGCCGGATCGACCGATCAGCAAGACGTCGCGTGTCGTGCTGGTGTCCGAGGCTGGCCGTACACGGTTCTGGCCGATTGAGAAATGCCGGTTCTTCGAACAGACTCCCGACCTGTATTGCGACATCGACGGCGAGCGTGTGACGTTCTGGACGGGCCGAGGGGCCGTATCGACTGTGATGGATGCGACAAGCACCGCGAGCGGCGGCAGCCAGCGTAGCGCAGCGTCCGCCGCGACCGGTGCGCAGGTGCAGACCCCGCATTCGTTTCAGCCGCAGCAGCCGTCCCAGGGAACCCGCGTGACCGTAGTGTCTGATAACAGCCGCTCACCCCGCACGTTGTGAGTCCTGGCTTCGCATAATGTATATTATGTTAAATTAAATGTTATGTTAGAAGCCAGGATGATTCAGTCCTAAAGCGTCAAGGCTAAGGGGCTATCGCGTTGGTTTGTATCTACGGTAGAGCTCCAGAATCGCCTACCTGTTGGCACAGAACAGCCCTTCGATTTACGTCAGCACTCCCCTCGTCCATGCTGCTTTTACGAACAGCCAGAGAAGCCATGTGCGAGGGTCGAGTTGTTCCCACGCAGGTCAGCATCAAGCCCGATCTGGCGCTGTACGGTGGTCGCTAAGCTGCTACCTTCAACGCTCAGGCGTCCTCAGATGTCATTGCCGAGGGCCTGGTGGTTGCGATGATGACGTCGTCCTCTGAGGTCACCCTTGCCAAGTACCCCTCAGATCTCATCTCGTTGACTAACCTCCGGTTTGACTCGGTGTTTCTTACCTTGATCTTCTTGACCTTCGCGCTCACGGTTTTGAAGTCCTCATCGTCGAGCAACCCTAGAGCTGCGGCAACCTCCGGCCACTTCATCCCAGGAAGACATTGTGTCAGCATTTCAGGGCGCTGCTCCGAGGTTAGGCTCGCGTTGCGAACCAGATGTCGCAGCACAGGCATCAGCGGATCAGCAAACCTTTCGCCAGCTTTATTGGCCAGCATAGATACACGGCCGAGCTCTGGAACCGCTTCCGGTTTGCTTTCAATCGTCTCTAGGCTAAGCCCTGACCACATCTGAATTTTCTGTGTGAGTGGCAGCGCTTTGCTTTTGCTCAGAGTGAGCATCGAGTCGAGCTGGAGAGAACTGATATCGATCTCTGCCTTTGCTAGATCCCACCGTTCAACCAGGTACTGGCCTTCGAGATGTGGGCAAGTATTCAGTACGATCTCCCTGACTTCCGAGCTGTATGGCAGAAATGATGAGGCTACCAGCATGACCCACCGCCCTTCAGGTAGCGCTGCTTTTATCATTGATAGGTCTTGAAGCACGACGCCATCGAGCAATATTTTGAGCACGTCATTACTGATACTGGTGGAGCTCAGAAGATACTGTTGCAGCGACCAGTCTGCGCTCGTTGACTGCCACAGCTTGCCCTTGAGAGACGATGCGTTCCGAACGATGAAATCGGTGAACACCGTTTGTAGTGGTCAACCCATCCCGGACAGTGGGTTGAGTTTTTCTTCGGCCACCGCAGGTGGTACCGCTGGACTTCCTGCGCCGTCAGGTAGCCAGTCGGCGGGACCCATTCCGACTTCAGGCTGCGGAACAGACGCTCCATCGGCGAATTGTCCCAGCAGTTCCCCCGGCGGCTTATGCTCTGCTGCATCCGGTAGCGCCACAGTCGCTGCCGGAACAGGCGGCTGGCGTACTGGCTGCAGTCTGAATGGAACAGCACCTGCTGTGGCTTGCCGCGCTGTTCGTAGGCCATGTCCAGGGCCTTGATCACCAGTTCGGCATCCGGCTTGGCCGAGAACGCCCAGCCGATCACCCGCCGGGTATGCAGATCCAGCACCGCGGCCAGGTAGTGCCAACGGCCTTGCGCCCAGACGTAGGTGATGTCGCCACACCACACCTGATTGGGATGCTCGGTCGCGAATTCGCGGTTCAGCCGATTCGGGATATCCGGCCGCTCAACCGTGGCCTGTTTGTAGGCGTGCGAGCCCGGTTGCTTGCTGACCAGGCCCAGCTCACGCATCAACCGACGCACTCGGAACCCGACGACGTCGAAGACGGTGGACGTAGTAGCAAGACCGCGCCACATCGAAAGCTGAACAGACCACTTCCACCGACTATCGAGTTTGTCCGACATCAAGAGAGCGGTAGCCTTTTTTAGGATCGCTTTCTCCCGCTCCAGCCGGTTGATCCGAGCCTCCAGCTCCTGGATCTTCTGCTGTTCTGGGGCGAGCGCCTTGCTCTTCGGGGTCACGCCGTCGCGCTCCTGCTGGAGCTGTTTCACCCAACGGCGCAAGGCCGACCCAGCGAACGGCAGGCGTCGATATGGCTGTAGCCTTGGTCCAACACCAGGGGCGCGGCCTCTCGCTTGAACTCGGCGGAAAACGTACGTCGTTGCTTGCTCATCAGACACCTCTCTCACGGCAAGGATTGTCGCCTAAATCGGTGTCCGGGATTACAAACTGCCCTTCAAAGCTAGCTATTGGTCGTTCTCTGCCGGTCTCAGATCCGATGCAAATGCTTGGTCTAGTCAAATGCAATCAGGTGGTCAAGTAAGCGCAATTGCGCAGCGGCGAGCGGTAGTTCAGTGCGCTGCGGATGTTCCTCGTTGTAATCCTCTCTCCCCTTCAGGGCCTGACACAAGAAGGGCATAATGGCATAATGCAGCCACCTGCATCGCTTGCTGCCAGGAAGCGATGACGTAGCGATAAGGAAGTCGTCCCGCAATGCTCTTCCCTTGCTTTCCGTCATTTCTTGATATCCGTAAATCATCACTACCCTCTCGATGCAACGACCAGAGTTGCGGGTAGTTCAAGGAGAGACCGTGCGTTCGACTCTGCCACCACTCACTGGTTTGCTGATGCTTGGTCTGGGCGGGTGTGTTTCGTTCCATCCCGCCGGTCCCATCGGCGCACCTTCAGAAACAGCGCAAAGCACCTACCCGCACGCTGTTCAGGTGGAAGAGGTACAGATCACCGACAGGAAAATTACCAATGCTGACTGGCGCCGCACCGTCAGCGCGGCCCTGACCCAACAGATCGGGCAGCATGTCGAGCGCGGTGAGTATTTCGGGCGCTTGATCAGCTTTCCAGCGAAGGTCGAAGGCAATGACGTTGTGTTGAAGTTCAGCTTCTCCTCGCTAGAAGGCAAGCGAACCCCGCATCCCGGCTATATCCCAGGTGCCCTGCTGACACTGACTGCATGGATCTGGGTGAACGGCCCAATCTACGTGGACAAGTACGATCTGGTCGGTGACCTGTTGATCGAAAACGCTGAGGGCAAGGCGCTGGCCAGCAGCCACAAAGCACTGGACGTCCAGCAGAACACAGGCCTCTGGGATCACGACTATGCCGCCTTCTCCCTGGGCAGTGTGCAACTCACTCAACTGGTGGAGTCGCTGCTGAAGGATGCCACTGCGCAGTTGCCCTGCCCTGAGGGGGAGCCTTGTGAAAGCAAGCCGGATTGACCAGGGAACGGTTGCAGTCCGCCAAACCGGTAGTTTCACCATCCAAACAGCAACAACGGCGATTCAAAGCATTAGCCACTGCAAGATCATCCAGAAGGCCGATGGCTACGCCTTTTTCTCACACCCTACCGATAGCACCCCCCAGAAGGAGGCAGCGAGAGCAGGGTCACGCTTCGCGTGACGCGCTATCCCTCCTCGCCCAAGGACGAGGTTTCTCGCGCAAGACTGATGAAGAAATACCACCTCGCGCTATTAGGCGCTCTCTGCCTGCAACTCACCGGCTGCATTTCCTATTCGCACCAGCAGCAGGCAGACGCCAGCGCTTGGCCGATTCCACTGAACTCGGCCAAGCCCACCGTCAGCCTCAAGGTCGATACCGACTATCAGTTCAACGGTACCCCCAGTCAGCGCGGATTCAATCTACCTCGCCTGGAGAGACTGCTGATCAAAGAGTACCAGAGCAGTCAAGCGTTCGAGCAAGTCGCGCTCGGACTCAATACTGCGGACGTCTACGCCAAGGTGAAGGTTAGCAACCATGAAACCGGCAGCATGCTTCTGGCGATCCTCTCAGGCGCTACTTTACTGGTGATTCCGGGAACCTTTGACAATGAGTGGATCATGGAGACTCGTTTCTTCGATGCCAATGGCAAGGAACAAGGACGCGTGGTCAAACGGGAGATAACGACTACCTGGACGCAGCTACTGCTGGTGTTCGCCCTGCCCTTCAACGAATCGACTGATGAGATCTTGGCCAAGTTGGCACGGAGCACTCTGGAAGAAGCAAGTCAGCGCAAGTTGCTCTGAATGACGTTACGGTAGGGGGCATCAGTAGGCCGACCAAAACATCTTGGCGTAAGACTGGGTAGGTGTGATGATCAAGGCAGTCAATGTGCCCGCGTTGCAGTGACCTGCCCCCAGTTTTAGTACCGCTGCCTAGTTAGTAGGCCCTAGGGTTGATATTAATTTTTCCTGCTTCAGCTGCTGCTGGCGAGTTCGCCAACTTGCAGCAAATTCTGCCGGGGTGGGATTGCCAATCGCGCTGTGCGGTCGGTGTGCGTTGTAATCCCGCCGCCAGGCCGCGATGCGGATTCTCGCTTCGGCCAGCGAACAGAACCAGTGCTCATTGAGGCATTCGTCCCGGACTTACCGTTGAACGACTCGATGAAGGCATTCTGCGTGGGCTTACCAGGCTGAATCAGCTTCAGCTTGATGTCGCGCTGATAGGGCATTTGATCCGCCGCCCGTTGCTCAGTGCATCGAAGACGAAGTCCATCGACCAGACTTGGTTTGGTGCGCTCGGCAAACTCAGGCGTTCGCGCTCCACCGCGACGCCATGGCGGCGGCGCCGCCGTTTCACCATCAAGCCGGCAGCGCGGTACAGGCGATAGATCCGCTTGTGGTTGACCTGCACGCCAGCACGCCGCAGCAGGATGTGCAGGCGGCGATAGCCAAAGCGCCGGCGCTCTTGGGCCAGTTCCACCAGTTGGGCTTGCAGCTCGGTGTTTTGCACACTGGCTCGCGGCTGGTAGCACAACACCGAGCGGGACAGCCCGATCAACTGACAGGCACGACGCTCGGAGATGCCGGTTCGCGCCTGCATCTCCTGCACCGCCTCCCGCCGTGCTGTCGGGCTTACCCTTTTCCCCGGGCGACCACTTTCAGCGACTCGATGTCGAGGTGGGCCTCGGCGAGCAATTTCTTCAATCGGCTGTTTTCCAGTTCAAGATCCTTCAACCGTTTGGCGTCCGCCACGGTCATACCGCCAAACTTGGCCCGCCAGGTGTAGAACGAGGCATCACTGAAGCCGTGTCGGCGACACAGTTCCTTCACCGGCACACCGGCCTCCGCCTGCTTGAGGAAGTCGAGAATCTGCTCTTCGATAAAACGCTTTTTCACTGCCGTCTCCTGCTCGGAAAACGGACTCTACTAAGTTTGACGTGGTACTGAAACCGGGGGCAGGTCACCGCCTCTGCACGGAGCCCACTGCATGAAATGCTGTATCGCCGATACGGGCCCGTCATGAGCAAATACTCATCCTCACGCTGAATGTCCCGCAGCCATGACGGTCCATCTATGCCGCATATTCGCAGCCTGCCGGCTGCTCTGGCACTCCGTCTGGACAATGGATTGGCAATCAACAGTCGAATGGATAGATCGACGTTGAATGCATTGGGACGACGTCCGCTGTCTTGAGTCGAAACCGGAACATGACATGAAGATGAAATTGTAGGTATGTTCCATTGACGATGACGGCGCTGCTGCGGCAAGCGCCGTCCTGCATTGAATATTCAAAAAGTGCTCTGGCGGGACTCATCTTTCTATTCGAAGATGAAACCAGCAGGCAACCATAGCAGAAGGACGACGGATGTCACCTAGCCCCTCCCCCGACGAGCGTCGGCTTGTATTCGAAGCGCGCCGACTGACCATTGAAGCACTGGTGAAAATCTATCTTGAGCAGGTTTCTTCCTCAAGGAACCTGGTGACGGTCTACCTTCGCCTCATGTTCACTTTGTCACTCGGTGCCCTCGCCGGCGTGATAACTCTATATGGGACCATGCTTCGCTTTGGCACTTCGGCCAGTATCAGCATGATCACTCCCCTGGAGGTGGTTCTTGCTATCGCAGCGCTTGCGGCCCTGGTCACTTCGGCTCTGCTTTCCGCGCGGGCGCTCCAGAAAAGTGCATTCGATGTCGCTCCGCTCTTGCATAACCCATTTCCAAGCGCGGACTCGGTGATCGATTCAATATTCGATGCAGACGATATCGATGAGCGGCAAATACTCAGAAAGCTTTATTTCGCCCTGGACAAGACTGTCGAGCATCAGCCTCCTCTCAGGCTCAGCACTCGTCTGATCACCCTCTTCCTTATTGGCGGTCTTTTCCTGACCGGGGCATCCTTTTTACTGTGA